CAAAGAAAAGATTTTCCTAGAGATTGTATTGGAAGACATAGTTTAAAAGCTTGGGGCAATAGAATTGGAACTTACAAAACAACTATTGAAACTGATTGGAAAACATTTACACCTGAAATGTTAGAATACTGTATTCAAGATGTTGAAGTAACTCATAAATTATACAACATGATAAATGAAAAAGGATATTCAAATCAAGCAATGGAATTAGAACATGAAGTTGCTAAATTAATTTACAAACAAGAACAACATGGATTTACTTTTAATTTAGAAGCTGCAAGAGAATTATATACAAAATTAAATACAAGAAGATTAGAACTTGAAGATAAATTTCAAGAAATGTTTCCACCTGAAACAATTAAAACACCATTTTTTCCTAAAGTAAATAACAAAGCTAGAGGATATGTTAAAGGTCAAGTGTTTTATAAAGAATCTACAAAAACATTTAATCCATCAAGCAGACAAGATATTGCAGAAAAATTAATATCTATTCATAATTGGAAACCAAAAGAATTTACTGAAGACGGTAAACCTAAATTAGATGAAACAGTATTAGCTTCATTACCATATCCAGAAGCTAAAATATTGTGTGAACATTTTTTATTAGATAAAAGAATTGGGCAACTAGCTACAGGAGCACAAGCTTGGTTAAAGCATGAAAAGAATTGGAAAATACATGGAGTGTGTAATACCAATTCAACTGTTACAGCTAGAGCAACACATTCGTACCCAAACATGGCACAAATACCAAGTGTCAATGTGCCTTACGGTAAAGAATGTAGAGCCTTATTTACGGTTCCAGCAGGTAAAAAACTTGTAGGCGTTGATGTCTCTGGTTTAGAGGTGAGAATGTTGGCTCACTATATGGCTAAGTATGATAATGGCAATTATGCTAAAGTTGTTCTTGAGGGTGACATACATTCTGAGACACAAAAATTAGCAGGTTTAGACAGCCGAGACTTAGCCAAAAGATTTTACTACTGTTTTCTTTATGGCGGTGGTGTAAAAAAGATAGGGTTAGTAACTGGTAAAACTATGGCAGAAGCATCCAAAATTAAAAAACGTTTCTTAAATAATTTACCAGCTTTAAATAGATTAATAACAGAAGTTCAAGCAGCAGCTGAAAGAGGTTATTTAATTGGTCTTGACAAAAGAAAAATTAAAGTTCGTTCATCACATGCTGCTTTAAATACATTGCTACAATCAGGTGGAGCTATTGTATGTAAACAATGGCTTGTTGAGTTTGATAAATTATTAACACACCATGATGCACAGCAAGTTGTTTGGGTGCATGATGAAATACAAATAGAGTGTCTTGCAGAAGATGCTGATGAAATAGGTAAATTAGCTGTTGAAGCCATAGAACGTACTGGCAAACATTTTAATTTAAGAGTTCCATTAACAGGTGAGTATAAAATAGGAGACAATTGGAGTGATACACATTAATGACTAAAGCAAATAATAAATTTGATATTGATTTAAAATATGGACAAGAAAGAGAAAACCGTATTGAAAAAATATTAAAAGAAGGAAAGTTAGAAGTAAAGACTGAACGTGATTGGTGGTTTAAAACTGGAAACATTGCAATTGAAATAGAATGTAATGGAAAACCTTCTGGCATCATGGTGACCAAAGCTGATTACTGGGTTCACATACTTGCTAACGGTGACAAAGATTATTGTAGATTAATTTTTGACACTAAAACAATTAAGAAATTAACTAAAAAATATATTGGCACACTTAAAAATGGTGGTGATGGATGGAAAAGTAAATTTGTTTTGATTCCATTATCCGAAATATTTCAGGCAAAAAATTTAAACTAAAATAGGAGATAGCATGCAGAAGAAAAAACTGTTAATTGATGGTGACATTTTGATTTATAAAATTGCCACACAAAATGAAATAGATACACACTGGGGTGATGGTCTTTGGACTTTACACTGTGATGAGAAGCAATGCAAAGCTGATGTGGATGCACAAATAGAAGATTTAGGTTCACAACTTGAAGCTGATGATTATATTGTAGCATTAACTGACACAAATAATTTTAGAAAAGATGTATTGCCTACTTATAAAGCAAACAGAAAAGACAAAAGAAAACCAATGGTGTTAAATGCATTGCGTAAATATGTTATGGAAAAACACAATGGTGTTATTTGGAAAAATTTAGAAGCTGATGATGTATTAGGAATAATGGCTACTGAACCAACTGATGAAAAAAGAATTATTGTTTCTATTGATAAAGATTTAAAACAAATACCTTCTTTAATATCTGTTGATGGTTACACAGTTAAAGAGACACCATTAAGATTAGCTGATTATTGGTTTATGATACAAACATTATCTGGTGATGCAACTGATGGTTACACTGGTCTTCCTACTGTTGGTATTAAAACTGCTGAAAAACTTATTAGCAAATATACTAATGTACCCATCTTAGACCTATGGAAAATAATTATAGGTTTATACAAAGACAAAGGATTCACTGAGAAAGAAGCTTTACAACAAGCAAGGGTTGCAAGAATATTAAGACACGGTGAATACAATAAAAATACAGGTGATATAAAATTATGGATGCAATAAAAAAACCAAAGCACTATGCAATGACAATTGAACCTGCTACTTTTATAATGCAAAACAATATTCCATATGCAGAAGGTAATGTTATTAAATATATTTGCCGTTGGAATAAAAAACATTTGTCAGCTGAAAAACAATTAGAAGATTTAAAGAAAGCAAAACAATATATTGATATGATTATTGCTAAAGAATTTCCTGAACCAGTTGGCGTAACTTTAAACTACGAACCAGAAAAAGAATATTCTGTATTTGGAACAAAAATATAATGATACTTACACACGAACATTTAATTGTGCGAGCTATGGTAACACAGCCGCCTAAAAACATAAAAGAAATTAAAACATGGGTCAAAGATTTAGTCCCAAAAATTAAAATGAAATTGATGGGAGAGCCTTTAGCTTTTTATTGTGACAAAAAAGGAAACAAAGGAGCTACTTGTGTTGCTGTAATTGAGACATCTCACATAGCATTACATGTATGGGATGAAAACAATCCATCATTAATACAATTAGATGTTTATAGTTGTTCTAAACTATATGAAAATATTGTCTTTGAACATCTTGAACAATTTAAACCAGAAAAAATTCAATACAAATTATTAGATAGAAACAATAGTTTAATAACTGTTCCTTCAACTAAAGAAGTAGGTTATTCAACTTCAGCAGCATTGGCAGATTTACATGGAGTATAGTAGAGACGATTTATTAACGCACTTTGGCAAGAAAACATTACACGATAGATATTTATTACCAGAAGAAAAATCACCACAAGAAGCTTTTATGAGAGCAGCAAAAGCTTTTTCAGACAATGATGATATGGCACAAAGAATATATGATTATTCTTCTAAACTTTGGTTCATGTATTCCACGCCTATTTTGTCCAATGGTGGTACTAAAAGAGGAATGCCTATTTCATGTTTCTTAAATTATGTAGGAGACAGTAGAGAAGGATTAACAGGACACTACACAGAGAACGCATGGCTTGCTTCTGTTGGTGGTGGCATAGGTGGTTACTGGGGACACGTTAGGTCTGATGGTGTGGCCACTTCTGGTGGCAGTGCTAGTTCAGGTACAATACCTTTTATGCATGTAGTTGATAGTGAGATACTTGCATTCTCTCAAGGCAAAACTAGAAGAGGAAGTTATGCATCTTATATGGATATTACTCATCCAGAAATTATAGAGTTTATAGAAATGCGTAAACCAACTGGTGGTGATGCACATAGAAAAAATTTAAATCTTCATCATGGAATTAATATTACAAATGATTTTATGGAGTTGATTGATAAATGTATTAAAGAACCTACCTATGATGACACTTGGAATTTGATTGACCCACATACTAAAAAAGTTGTGCGTTCAGTATCAGCAAGAGATTTATGGTTAAAAATATTAGAGGTTAGAGTTAATACTGGTGAGCCTTACATTTCTTTTATTGATACCATCAATGAAGGATTACCCAAAACACAAAAAAATTTAGGACTTAGAGTGCATCATTCTAATTTATGTTCTGAAATTACATTGCCTACTGATGAAAACAGAACAGCAGTTTGTTGTCTGTCTAGTGTTAATTTAGAAAAATATGATGAATGGAAAAATGATTCATTGTTTATTCCTGACTTAATTAGATTTTTAGATAATGTATTACAACATTTTATTGACCATGCTCCAGAACAATTGTTTAGAGCTAGGTTTAGTGCAGCTGCTGAAAGAAGTCTTGGATTAGGTGCTATGGGTTTCCATGCTTATTTACAATCTAAAGATATAGCATTTGAATCTGCATTAGCTAAATCTATTAATATGAAAATATTTAAAAATATTAAAGAACAAGCTGTTGCTGAATCTAAAAGACTTGCTGTTAAAAGGGGTGAAGCACCTGACATGGAAGGTACTGGAATGCGTAATGCACATTTATTAGCAATTGCACCTAATGCTTCTAGTTCAATTATTTGTGGCACAACATCTCCATCTATAGAACCGTACAGAGCAAATGCTTATGTTCAAAAAACTATGTCTGGTTCATTTCTAGTTAAGAATAAATATTTAGAAAAATTATTAGACAAAAAAGGATTAAACAATGATGACATTTGGACATCTATTGTTTCTCAAAGAGGTTCAGTTGCACATCTTAAACAATTATCTGAATATGAAAAAGATGTATTTAAAACTGCAATTGAAATTAATCAACAATGGATTATTGAACATGCTGCTGATAGACAACAATACATTTGTCAAAGTCAAAGTTTAAATATTTTTATTCCTGCTGATGTACATATAAAAGATTTACATAATTTACATATGTTGGCTTGGAAGAAAAAATTAAAAACATTATACTACACTCGTTCAGAAGCTATTAAAAGAGCTGAATTAGTATCTAGCAAAATTAAAAGAACTATAATACCAGAAGCTAATGCTGATAGTTGTCTGGCATGTGAAGGATAATGAAAAAGAAAAAAGAAAAACAAACTGTTTTATGGACAGTTTATCATTCTATACTTGTAATTGAATTAGCAATTATAATTATAATACAATACATAGCGTTAATGAAAGGACTATAATGCCGTTGTTTGAAGAAAGAGTACACTATAAACCATTTGAATATGATTGGGCTTTTGAAGCTTATGACATGCAACAAAAAATGCACTGGCTTCCAAGTGAAGTACCATTACATGAAGATGTAAGAGATTGGAATGAAAGATTAACAATAGAAGAAAAGAATTTAATTAATCAAATTTTAAAATTTTTTACACAAGGAGATGTAGATATAGCTCAAGCTTACCTTGATAAATATATACCTAAATTTAAACCACCTGAAGTAAGGATGATGTTGTCTGCTATTGCTACGTCAGAAGCAAATCATGCACATTCTTATTCATTACTTAATGATACTATTGGATTACCTGATAGCGAATACAAAGCATTTCAACAATATAAAGAAATGTCTGATAAACATTCTTATTTATTTAAATCAAAAGGTAAAGGAATAGAAGGATTAGCTTTAGACATGGCTTGTTTTTCTGCATTTGGAGAAGGTTTACAATTATTTGCATCCTTTGTTATGTTATTAAACTTTCAACGTTATGGAAGAATGAAGGGTATGTGCCAAATTGTTACTTGGTCTATTAGAGATGAAACACATCATGTAGAAAATATGATTAAATTGTTTCATGCTTTAGTTAAAGAAAACCCAAATATTTGGACAGAAAAATTTAAGGCAAGTATCTATCAGACATGTCGTGATATGGTTGACCTTGAAGATAAGTTTATTGATTTAGCTTTTGAACTTGGTGGCATCAGAGGATTAAAACCAGAAGAAGTTAAACAATATATTAGATATATAGCTGATAGAAGACTACTACAGTTAGCTTTGAAGCCTAATTATAATGTAAAAAACAATCCATTACCTTGGTTAGATTGGGTATTAAATGGTGTAGAACATGCTAATGTCTTTGAAAA